GTGGTTATTTTGTGCTACAAGCTCCATTTGAAACTTAACATTCTCAATAACTTTATCAATATCGCCTGATGGTGACTTTATATCGTAATTTGCATCAGAAGGAAGCTCTAATATAACATCAGAACCAAATCTTTGCCTATTTCCCAGATCAGCACCACTTACAACAGGTTGTCCAAACATTTGAAACCTTAAACCAAGTTGCATCTCTGTCATTGTAATATTTATATGCTCATTAGCACTTACAATGTCGTTTGCTCCCTCGACAAAAAATGAATCACATTGATGCTCTCTATGAGTAAAAGCAAAAGGTAAACAATCATAACCATGCTTTTTTTGCTCTAAAATAGTTCCATTTTCATCAAATATCATATATTCTGATTCATTCCAATGAATATATTGTAATTTATCATCATTAGTTACATCGTCTGTGTAATGCATTAATGGGTAAGATATAGCTACAGGTTTAAAAGGATCGTCACCAAAAAAAGCGTGAAAATAATAAATTGGCTGATAATCAAAGTGAGGCATTTGATCATCAATAAACATTATTCTTACTGCTATTGTTCCAATTAACCTTGTCATTCTTTCTATATGTTTCATTTTTGCATCTTTTAAAACAGAGAGGTCATTATATTTCTTATTAACATTTCTATCTGCACCTATTGTGTAGATTCTTGACATTTTATTTATAAATTTTTTAGTTATATTTGCCTGGTATGCAGGGACTTCTCTAAATGCTTCTAAATCAAATCTATTAGATATGTAATTTTCTGTATTGTTACCGCTATAATAGTCAAGTAACTTATTTACATAATTTTCTCTTTCTTTATGATTATAAAGTTTTAAATTATTTAAAGTTTCTTTTATTATATTTGTTTCTTCGTACATTATCGTTTCCTCACTTTAATTTCTCTGTTTCTAATTGGGAAGTGATTTATAAAAAAATATCTTAATTGATCACATCCATGATCGTGATAACCATCTTTTAATGGTTCTGGTTTTAAATCTTTGCCATCTATAGCTTCAGGATACCTATAACTTTCTAAATCTTCTGCCATACCTATGCAGTTATTATTTAAATGAAGGTATCTCTCTCCGTTAGCGTTTTCTATAAAACTTCTAACATGGTTAATACCTGCCGATATACTTCTTGATGCTTTATCTGTTATAGAATTTACTATTATACCATTCCTTCTAAAAACTTCTATATCTCCAACACCTGATTGGCTAGATGCTTGTAGTCCTGCTGGATCACCATAAAACCTAGTCACACTATAAGGTTTTGACTTTACAATATCTACAAGCTCATCTGTTTTAATATTTGTTTTATGTGCAACCTCATCTATCATATTTATATGCCATTCACCATTTATTCTGTAGGTTTGATACCATCCCACAGATGGCATACGGTAACCAAAATCAATGCTGCAAAAAACAGGAAGGCGAGGATTGTAAGGGTAATACCCAACATCAAGATTTCTATCAAATGGATAAACCCTACCTTCAAAACTCGTAAACTGTGCACCATACTCCTGATCATAAAGTTCTTTAGACATATTCCTTTTTCTTTCAACAAGGAACTGATCTTTTTTACCTGTAGGAAAAGCATATTGATTATCCCAAGACGGTGCTTGGTGTGATTCCCATAATTCATCACTTTTACCTAATAAATATAAATCATATAGCCAATTAAATCCTTCTGGTGTAGATATAAATATACCTTTACCTTTTCTATCTGACAATGTAGGAGATAAATACATATCCCAAATTCTTGGTCTTACTTTAGCTGCTTCATCTATTATCAGTAAATCTAACCCTTCCCCAACAAGTGAATCAGGATTATCTGCCGATTTAGCTTCTACAGTTGTTCCCCATTTAAACTTTATATATCTTTCTTTTTCAGAAGCCCTAATAATGTCTTGTGATCGACCTTTGACCATTTTTTCCCATACTTCTCTAAACATTAAGTCAGCTTTATCATACGAAAGACCTACCAACCAAATCCGTTTGTCAGGCTGGGAGGCAAAAAAGGTCGCTTCCATAGCACTCGCAGTCGTTTTTCCAAATCGCCTCCCACAAACCATGACAAAAAACCTTGCAGAATCTTTTTCAGGAAAGTGCAATTTTCGTTGACCTTCGTGAGGTTTATAACCTAAATAATCGAACCATTTTTGCTTATAATTATTTAAATCTTGCATAATTCCACCTTTATAAGTTAAGTTACAATGTATGACAAACGCAAGATATAGTATTTTGCGATAACAAAAATACAACATATAGGAGGGCAGTATGTCCGAAGAAACTAAAGTATCAAATGAAACAGTTGTGGATAGTGGTACAGAGAATGTTACTCAAGAAACAGCTCAAAATGAGTACATAGCAGAAAGCAAGAAGTATAGAAAAAGAGCACAGGATGCCGAATCAAAGTTAGCTGATCTGGAAAAGAAGTTAGAATCTCAAGAAAATGCTAAATTAAAGGAAAAAGAAGAATTTAAAACTTTAGCTGAAAAATATGAAGCTCAAGTTAATGATCTTAATCCCTATAAAGAAAAATATGAAGGTTTAGTTGAACAGAGAAAAACTGCTTTATTAGAAAAACTACCTGAAGAGGATCGTGATAATTTTAAAAACAAAGACTTAGATGTGTTAGAATTTATGGTATCTAAACTTGAAACTAAAACTCCAACAGAACCACAAGCTCGTGCAACTGTTAAGGGCAGTAAGCCTGTTGAAAATTGGGCATCTTTAAAACCTGAAGAGAGAAGAAGTAGATGGGGTGAGATATTGCAAAATTTTAATAAAAAATAGAAAGTAGGCTTAAATGGCAAATAATATAACAGGTGTAGGTACAGCTAATACTGATGCTGATGCATTTGTACCAGAACTGTGGTCAGCAGGGGTACAAAACTACATTAAAAAGAAATTCGTTTTAGCGAATTTGACAAATGATGTTAGCTTTATGGTTCAAAATGGTGGTGACACTATTAATGTTCCTCGTGTTACTGAAAACACAGCTACAACAACAACAATATCTTCATTTACCGAAGGTACTGCTGCAATAGGATATGAAAGTCCTAACGACTCAACAGGAAGTTTAACTGTTGATCAAATGGCTTATTATGCAAGAATATATCCTGATATTGTAGAAATACAAGCAAATCCAGATCTATTAGCTTTACATACTGAAGCTATGGGTTTTGCAATTGGTAAAGCAATCGATTCACATATATCTTCATTACTAACTACATATAGTTCTGATTATACAGAACATTCTATGGCTGCTGATAATGCTTTAACTGCTGCTGAGTTAAAACTTTTAATTAAAAGTTTATATGCTGCAGGTATTGATCCAGCTGATGGTTATGTGTTAGCAGTAGGTGCTGAATTATTGCATGACTTATTAGGTATTGATCAGTTCGTTAATGCTGATTATGTAAAAGACCAATATGTATTCCAAAATGGATTACTAGGTTCTGTAATGGGTATGCCTGTCTATGCAACTAATTCAATAGCTGCATCTGATGGTACTGCAAATCATGTTGTAGGTTGCGTGTTTAAACCAAGTAACATTTTCTTGGCTTATTCACAAAAACCTAAAATGGTTTCACAATACTCTGTTGACTTCTTAGGTCACAAAGTAGCTACTCATGCATATTATGGTTCTTTAGTTGCTGTTCCAAAACAATTGGTTCAAATAACTAATCCGTAATAACTGATAGTTAATTAATTTATACAAGGGGGAGTTTTTCCCCCTTGTGTAAACAGGAGATTTAATGCAATATTTTAAAAGAAAAGATGGAAGTGTTTTTGGAAAATTAGATACGACACCTAAAGCACAAATAGACAAATATCTAAAAGATGGTTGTGTAAAGTGTGATGAAAATGGAAAAGAATTTAAAAAGCCTAAAAAAACTAAAAAAAAGAAATAAAGTTTTAATTTTGGGGCATAATGCTCTTGATTATAAGAGTGTTTTAAAATACCCTTTTAATTACGAAACAAAACGAGGATTGCATCCTCCTGCTCCAACTACTTTGCTTTTTGACAATTGGGAAGATTTTGATGGCGAAATAATAACTTGCCATTTTAAAAATTATAATTCTAAATTTGTTGTTGCAACAGAGCATTCACCAAGATTTCATAATAGTGGTGGAATCAAAGTGTCTAATTGCCCAGCATATAATAAAGATAACAAAGAAGCATTAAATGGTATGATTAATGCAGGTATCGATCCAGATCAATATTATTACATTGATTTACCTAAAGTTTTTGGGCATAAAGATAAAACTATAATGCTTTACTCTGGTTTATTTGCTCTTATTTTTGCTTGTATGATGGAATATGAAGAAATATATACTGCTGGATTAGATGGTACTATTTTAGGATATGAAGGCGGTTTTGAGTATACAGAAGAACATATAAATGCAATGAAAGAATTTGTAAGAACAGGAAAACATGATAAAGTAGGTATATTTGAAAACAAAAAACCTACAACACCTGCTGAATGGAGTGATTGGAAAGTGGTGGAAAACTATTCTAGCAGAATGCAAAATGTATTGGAATATTGTAATGACAAATATCCAAAAAGTAAAATTTATAAATCACATAAATTATCAAAGTTGAATGTTGAAATTAAAAAACCATTATGAAATCAAAAGGTAACACTATAAAAAATGGTAAAGGTGATAAATACAGGATTGCAATTAGCGATTCAAAGTATAAAGACAATTATAACAAAATATTTAAAAAAAAAGGCAAAAATGAGTTTAATAGACAGTATTAAAAAACATGAAGGTTATGTAGGTGTAGTTTATAAAGATTCTTTAGGTATTGATACTATAGGCTATGGATTTGCAATAAAAGATTTAGAGTTAGATGAGGACATCTGCCAGATCATTCTTGAACGAAAACTTAAAGCTTTACACGATATGGTTAAGATTAAGTTTGCTTGGTATATTTATATGCCACCTGAAATTAAAGATGTTGTTATGGAGATGTGTTATCAATTAGGTGTAGGTGGTTTTTCTAAATTTAAGAAAACTATATCCTATTTACAAAACAAGCAATTTCACGATGCTTCGGTAGAAATGCTTGATAGCCTTTGGGCGAAACAAACACCTAATAGAGCAAAAGAATTAAGTAATAGAGTAAAAGAGGTAAAGTAATTGTCAAAAGGTGTCGTTAAACGAGCTATAGTAACACCTGATAAACATTTTCCTTTACATGATCAACCAGCAATAAATGTATTAAAAAAGACTATAGAAATAGTCAAACCTGATGCTTATGTTGATTTAGGTGATGTAGGTGAATGGTCAGCGTTTTCAGCTTGGAAATATAAACGTAAAAAAGCACCACCTCTTGAGTTTTTAATAAAAGATTTTAAAAAAGATGTAAAAGATGTCAATGCTGGTATGGATCAGATTGATGAGTCACTTGACAAAGTGAATTGTAAGGAACGATACATCACAGAAGGTAACCACGATAATTGGTTAAATATGGCTGTTGAGAAATACCCTTACATACCTCAATATAAGTTTAAAAATGCAGTTAAACTTGAAGAAAGAGGCTATAAATATATTCCCTTTGGAAAACACTTAAAATTAGGTAAATTATACCTATATCATGGACATCAATATGGAGGTCAATACCATACTTCCAACCATTTGCGTAAACTTGGTTTTCTTT